AGAAGAAGCACAAAGAGATGTTGAAGAACAAGCATGGAATGATGGTGCTTTTGATCGTGCTATGGCAGATTTAAGACAAAGACGAGATAACCTTTTAAAAGCTACAGACTACTTAGCATTATCTGACAATACACTTTCTGCTGATATGACAACTTACAGACAAGATTTACGAGATATTACAAATGGCTTAACAACTGTTGAAGATGTTAATGCTGTTACATGGCCAACTAAACCATAAGGAGTTTAGATGAAACTTTCAAAACATTTTACATTAGAAGAGATGGAAAAATCGCAAACAGCGACACGTAAGGGTATTAAAAATAAAGCTGGTAGTGGAGAGATTAAAAATTTAGGTGATCTTTGTTATGAAGTATTAGAGCCTGTAAGAGCAAAGTTTGACAAGCCTGTTACTATCACGTCTGGATATCGTTCAGAAGCATTATGTGAAGCAATAGGAAGTAAAAAAACTTCACAGCACACTACTGGGAATGCTTGTGATTTCGAGATAGCTGGAGTTTCAAATTTAGCTGTTGCACTTTGGATCGAAAACAACGTTGATTTTGACCAGCTGATTCTAGAGCATTATACAGGAGAGCCTAATAGTGGGTGGATTCATGTATCGTACAAAGATGGTTCAAACAGAAAACAAGTCTTAACATTCGATGGAAAATCATATATTAATGGATTACCTGAAGCTAAATGGTCAGGTGGAAAATTAACCAACTAATAGGAGAAAGCTATGCCAATGGGAAAAGGAACTTACGGAAGCAAAAGAGGAAGACCAGCTAAAAAGAAAAACAAAATGAATAAAAAGAAAAAGAAAAAGTAATGAGAAAAAAAGCTGTATGGAATAAAACAAGGCCAAAGAAATTAGGAAAGCCAAAAGCATTCAATAAAAAATCTAAAGCCTACAAAAGTGCAAAAGCTAAAGCAGATCGTAGATTCGGTAGTGGTGTTAGTTTAGTTAAGAATATGTTTATTTCACAAGCTATAAAAAAATACAAACCTAGAAAGAAAAAATAATGCCTAAACAAAACGCATTACAAAAAATCGAATCACACGAAAAGCTATGTCGTATTATGCAAAAGCTAACACATGATAAAATTCATGTGATTGAAGAAAGAGTAAAAAGATTAGAAAAAATTTTATTAGTTTGCACAGGCTCATTAATTAGTGCTATGGGTTATGTGATTATGGTATTAGCAGATAAAGTCTAAACCTTTACAAAACACTAAAAAGAAAGTACAAGCAGTAAGTGTATGAATAAACGTATTCTTGTAATTAGTGATATGCATATCCCTTACCATCACAAGGATAGTATAAAATTTCTAAAAGAAATAAAAAAAGAATTTAAACCTGACACCATCGTCAATATTGGAGATAGTTTGGACTTTCATGCGATCTCAATGCATGACAGCAATCCAGATTTATATTCAGCTGGTTATGAACTTAAAGAAGCTAGAAGATATATTAAAGAGTTAGAAGATGTTTTTCCTGAAGTAACAGAAGTAGATAGTAATCATTCTAGTTTAGTTTATCGTAGAGCATTAAAGCATGGAATGAGTAAAGAATTTTTGAGAGATTATGGAGAGTTCTTGGGTACTAAAAAATGGAAATGGATAGACGATTTAACTTTAACAATGTCAAATGGTCAAAGATGTTTTTTTACGCATGGCCGTAGTGCAGATGTTTTAAAGACAAGTCAAACAATGGGTATGAGTTGTGTACAAGGACATTATCATACGAAATTTGTAATAAGCTGGTGGGCTAATCCTGACAACTTATTCTTTGGTATGAATGTAGGTTGTTTAATTGATCAAAAATCAATGGCCTTTGCATACGCTAAAAACTTCAAAACAAGATTTATTTTAGGTTGTGGTATAATCTTAAATGGTGTACCAAGATTACTACCGATGGTGCTAGATAAAAATGGAAATTGGATAAAACAGATAGTATGAGTTCAAATACACTAAAAAAGACCCTCTTAAAGAGCCATAGAGCCACGCAGACGAACAATTCAGCATTTTCCGAACAAGTATCAGGAAATCACTATAAGACCATTAAAATTCAGCCTTTAGAGTATTGTATGGCTAATGGCCTTAACGCTTGTCAAACTCACGTTGTTAAATATGTTTCTAGATACGATAGAAAATGGAAAGATAAAAAAGATCAAATTAAAGATTTGAAAAAAGCAAAGCATGTAATCGACATGCAAATAGAATTATTAGAGAAAGAATAATTGAAAAATAAAAAAAAAGGAATAATAGGAATGAATGAAATTCACTTATTTAATTTATTCGATTCTTCTGGTATATTGGACAACATTATTAATTTTAACAAGTAATACTTATTTATGATATTTAGCTTATTAAACAATCCTTTAACAAAATTAGCAGTTAGTAAAGTTACTGATCATCTAAAACACAAAGCAGAAAAAGTAAAAACTATTAGAGAAGCTGAAATTCAGGCTTGTAAAGAAGTAGATGTGCAAAGAATTAAAAGCCAAGATAAAAGTTGGAAAGATGAAATTTTAATGCTATGGCTAGTTGGAATGTTAAGTACAGGCTGGTTTGATAGTACAAGAGATAATTTTGAAGAGTGGGTAAGAATCATCAATGACCTCCCTGATAGCGTATGGTATCTCGTAATTATTGTTTTCACTGCAACATTCTCAACCAAGATGACAGATAAGGTTTTAAACCGAAACAAAAAGAAGTAATATGTCCTAATGGACAAGTTAAAAGTTGACGCTGTAATCACAGATTTAGAACTACAATTAGAAACACAAAACAGCCCTTATGGTAGCTTTGTTAATTTTAGATTCATTGATGTATTTCCATATTTTACAAAAGTTAATGAGATGGTAAATGAGATTAAGAATAGGAGTGATGTGGAATTAATTAATTATGAATATTCTTATACAGGAATCCACGAAGATACAGATTTAAAACATTTTGATGTTACTATAAACTAGGGCAGTTTTGATCCAAAAAACCACCCTAGCCAAACTACTCACTCTCGCTCATAGTTCTATTTACTAACGCAAGGATTGTTAGTAAAATTCATTTTATCTATTTCATCAACTTTTCAGTTGCAATAGTATTAATAGATTGTTGCTTCAAGTTTTCGCAATACGAATGAGCCAACTTCGATTGTATTTTATAATACAAATATGCTTTATGAGATTTTAAAAGTTCAACTTTAACTTTTTTATACCTCTCATCGTTACTTGCTTTTACTTTCGCTAAAGATACAGATATTTTTTCATTATCCATTCTTTCGCTAACAACGAAATCAAAAACTTCTTGTACCTGATCTTTGATATTATTATATTCAATTTCAGCGTCAGCAAATAGCTTATCTACTTTATCTAAATATATTAATATCTGATCAGGGTTAAAAGTCTTTGGCCTTAACTCTATGTACTTTGGTTGCTCGGCCATTAACCAAGTTCTCTTTCATACATATCAGGGTTGAAATCAGTTGGATTTTCTTTTGTCCAATCAATTTCCTCTCTAGGACTTTCAGGCAACTTGTCGTCAGTAAGCTGTACACCTTGTTTAGCTTGTTTATAGCTTTGTTGAGGCTGTTGCATTACAGGTTGTTGCATTGATGGTTGAGGATTATAACCAGCTTTACTAAATGGTTTAACCATATAACAAGTTACAACTTGTTCCATACCGTTACTCCATTCAGTAGGCTCTGTTTCTTGCGTCTTACTACCCCATTTCAAAACGTGTCCAGATCGTACATATTCTTGTACTTGAGGACTGTTAAGCCAATCAGAAATTTCAAAAATTCCAAATAGCTTTTTTGTTAAGCTACATTGGAACTGTGCCTTGTTTGACGAGGCTGTATATTCCATACTTGGTGTTTTTTTTCCTGTAGATTTTAATTTTAATGATAATCCACAGAATGGTAGTCTTTGTTTTTGCATTTGTGTCATTTTTTTCCTTATTTTTGTTTCTGTTTTTGTTTTTTCTGTTTAGGACTTTCCATTGCTAACATCAAAGATTTAGCACCAAGAAAAGCATTAAACATTTCTTTACTTAAAGGAAGTTCCTTAACTTCAATATTACTATCTTTTTTGGGTAATCTTATAATCAACCCTTTAGTAATTTTTTGTTTAGTTTCTTCCTCGTAGGCTACCTT